TTCAGAGTGGTCCAACTTACGTTGACCCAGTTCCACAAATGCAATGTGGTCCAAACGATACGACTCTTGATTAGTATAGGTAAACTTCTTATACAAGTCAAGGTAGTCAATCACACTGATACCTGCCAACTCACAGGTAATCTGTGGGCGACCGTGCATCTGAATCTCACGTTGACGAACATTGTTCCAAGGAGAGAGTTTCTTGACAACCTTCTCGCCCATCAGACGCTCAATGCGTCTTACGATGTAAGGAATATCGTACAGTTCACAATTCCAACCTGTAATGACATCAGGGGAGACCTGTTGCCACCATTCTAGGAAGCGATCGATAAGGTTATACTCATCCTCACACAGGACAAAGGTGACATCCTTGCGTGTGTTGTTAAATGGTCGTGAGGCAAAACAGGTAATGTGTTTTGTAGAAGCATCCTGCAGCGTAATAGCGAGAAGTTCCTCTGATACATTGTGTACATCAGGGAAACCTTCTTCAGCAGCAACCTCAATATCAATCGTGTAGAGTCCAATCTTGGAGATATCAAACTTGATTTCATCCTCAGGATACTTGTCAGAGATATACTGAGCGACGTACCGATCATTACCATAAATGGCAAACCCATGAACGTCCTTGTACTTCTCTACAAATTCCTTGCAGTCTGAGATCTTACCAGGTTTGATTGGTTCTACGTTCTCACCATCAAGTGTCTTCCATTTAGACTCTTTCTTAGATGGTACATAGAATGTCGGTCCAAACTCTTCCCTGTAAGAGAATTGTTTGCCATCTTCATATCCACGTACCAGCATTTCATTGAACCGCTGGTAGACATTAGTATAGAATCTCATTTAGTCAGTGACTGGTATTCATCAAGTAGGGTTTTCTTTGGTTCAACCATCGTGAGTATTTTATCAGAACTCATCATAATGGTTTGATCATCAGTAACATCACTTAACCACGGAGTGAGTTTACCATCTTCAACAATGTAAGGTTTAATTAGTTTGCAATCTGGTTGGCCAACAACCTCAGCAAGAACTTCAGCAACCTCAGCAATCAGAATAATATTATTCGTTAAGCACAACAGTTGGAGTGACGGTTCCTCCGGATCCGGACTCAACGGTGGTTCCATCATCATGTCCATCGGCAGATTCGTTTCTTCCATTCAATCTCTCCTGAAATGTATCATTAAGTTCAGAGATAGGATCGGCAATACAAACGATCCAATCTTTATTTACCATAATATTAGTTTCGCTGGATAGGGGCATCCATTTATGATAAACAATATCAGTTTTCTGTCTTTCCTCTCCCTCTACGAGGAATTTATCAGTTTTAATTTTTACTACGTGAGGATCACCAAAGTAATACGAAACAAGTTCATTATCAGAATCCCTTAGTTCCTTAATATCTGCGATGACTTCCTCACCAGATTTTAGTAATGCCAGTTGAATGCTCATGGTCAGTTTTTACCTTTGACTATTATACCAAGAAAAAAGAGGGGCGTCAACTGGATTGTGCCAGTTGCCCCTCTGCGGCGACGATATTCAGTTTTATTTAGAGATAATCTTTTCTAGCGTGATGATCCGGAACTACTTTACCAAGTGTGATTATCAGCAACCCATCCTCAAAGCTAACTGATCTAACTTCCGTCTCGTCACTGAGGGTCCATGATCTAGTGAAAGATCGCTGAGCCATTCCTCGATGGACATATGTTGTTTCGGTTTCTCCGTCTTCTTTTTTTCCATCGACAAAGAGTTTACCGTATTCGGTGTAGACATTTACTTCTTCCTTTTTGAATCCTGCTAGTGCAAGTTCAAGTCTGGACTCTACGTTGCTGACCTGAACTAAATTGTACGGTGGATAATTTGACGTGGTTTCGTGCTGCTTAAACACACGGTCAAAATATTCATCGAGACCAATACTGTTTCTATTTATACGATCTAGCAGGGACGATAGGTCTGCAGCGTGATATCTGGTGAGGTCACCCATGGTTCTTAGCTCCTTTAAAAGCGAGTTTGTGTTTTGTGGACCCGTTCGGCATCCACTACTATTTAACCATAAAAGGAAAAAAACTGCTACGGTAATAACCGTAACAGTTTGTAGGGTGTTCCGACTTTTGTAGAGACCGCACGAAAGGTCTCGGGTTTATTTATCAGTCTTTGTGAACAACTGGGTTCTTTGCAACATCAATGAATGAAGGTCGGAGAATAGGATCTTCATCCTTGATAAAGTTTGCAAAGGTCTTTCCTTCCACAACGGGAATAGCAGTCGCATACGTTTGATTGAATATAAGTTCCTGTTCCTTACAGTATTCGTTGTAAATACTAACAAAGCGACAAACAAACAAAGAATATCCTTTGATAACTCGATTACCTTGAGTAATGTCTGCCTGTGTCAAACACTTTTTAACAGGAACAGATGAGATTGCTGATTTGGGAGCACCATTCTTCTCAAGAATCTTCCGAGTTTCAAGTGCTTCCTTTTCTCTGTCAGCAAAATAGTGACGCATCATGTCACTGAAGGAATCAATCCCTCCATTCTTTTCATCTACCTCAGCGATGTGAGCAGAGAATGTGGAAAGGAAAGACGCTCCACCCCGAACAAAGTTTCCAAAAACTTCTTTTTGACAGTTGTCTGCAGAAAAGACATCTACATGAGACTCAAGGAAACGCTTTACAAACTCGTCTCCAGCTTCTTTTCGTGCCTTGTCGATGTAACTGTGTGAGGTGCAGTTAAACTTTGCATCCTCAAGTGTTCCTGCAATTCCGATGCCAAAAGGTTTAAGGAAAGTGTAGATCAGTTTTGCCCACTTCTGCTCAGAGAAGTATGCAGATTTGAACTTTTCATCCGTGCTTTGAGTAGAACGGAAGTTGCAGTCTGCGTTGTGATTTTCAGACTCCACACGAACCATTTCTTCATGGTTAATCCCCGATTCGTGGAAAATAAGAAGGATCGGAATACGTGTAGATTTGTTTTGTGTAACAGCATAAAGCATGGAAATACGATTGTTACCTTGAGTAGCAACCGTAATTCCACCTGGTCGCAAGAAAGCAACTAATGTTCCTGCTGCCTGATAAGAGAATCCTCTCATCGCATTCAGATCTCTCTCCTGATTACCGTATCGCAGATTATCTCCACGATTGTATTCGGGATCGGTCATGATATCTCCAATTCTGGCAGAGACATGAATGCTATCAACGCCTTCATGCTCTCCTCTGGAGTGTGCTTCGATGACATCTTCAAGTTTTGGAAGTCCATCTATCGGTGCTTTATCTAAAACATCCAATTCTGACAAAAGTCCTTGAACGACATCAACAACCTTATTCGTGTAAAGGTCGCAAAGATTTAGTAGTTGTTTAGCCATGGTTTACCTTTTTTTGGTTTTGGTAAGTTGTGTTGTACAAAATCAACCGTTATGGAGTTAGGTTGACTCGGAAAATCCGATGAACTTATTATACTACACATCCATCGTGTCGTCAAGCATTAAACGCTCTCCCAAGACCTGCTTCATCAAATTTAACGAAACTTGTTGGGGTCTTTCCTTCCACCCATACCATCTAGACTTCTTCCCAGTCTCGTATGGCGGGACTTGACCAACAGAATAGTATTGATCAGCAGTCACGTCGTAATTTTGGATACCATCAGTTAACCACCAGTGCTTTTCACCACGGTAGTCTTCGGCGCTCATTGGACACAATTCCTCTGTATCCATCAGATAATACAATGCTTGAGATGAGTGATAACAATGACCGTAGTATTTGTTGGTCAAAGCATCTTCAGGAAACATCAATGACTTTCGACCCTTAAGAAGTTCAGGTGACAGGCAGTCACGAATAAGTCCCATGACCGATTCGATCTCAGTCATGGGATAAGGTTCGAATGTCATTGTTCTGGTTTGGAATATTTCCTTACCTTTATAACGATGACGTTCAATTAATTTCATTCTGTTTCTTGTTTCTTTTTCTTACCGATATTATACTTGGTCTCTAGGATCCACTCGTTCTTCTCCTTGTAGGCAAGAACTTTAATTTGATTGAGTGGTGCAATATCAGTAACTCGTTCTGGTTCGATAACGGTTACCAAACCCCAATCACAAAGTAATTGAATAATTCTATTTCGGCGTTGAACATCGTTCACTGTCAGGTTAGCGTGCTTTCCATCAAGTGCAAACAGTTCCTTGAAGTGAACAATATAGTACCGCCCCTGCTTGTGCAGAATGTGGCAGGACTGATAGATCTTTTTCTCCTTTCGGGATGCGACTCCAATTCTCGTCAGAGTTTCACGAACCTTGAGAAAGTCATCTGGTTCATTCAATGTAACTTCGATCATTTGGTCAGCTGACCACTTGACCTCAGGTTCACTAATCATCTTTTTCCTCCGGTCTCAAATTTAGATTTAATAAATGACAATTGTTCTTTGGTTAAGATGCTCAGAGCCTGCTTTGCTTTTTCGTTACTATAACCATAATAACGTTTCACTAAATCCAAATCTCTGATTTCATCTTTGCGGAGCCAGGGAGAAAATCTCTTCCTTTTCCTCACACTATTTAGTAAAAATGAATATTGCATTTTTAAGTCTAAATTTGGTTTCATGTTCATCTCGTTAGCGAACAGAACCGTATCCAAGTGACCAGACATACATCGATTAACAATGTATGCAGGGTATTTCGCTGAAGGATCATCATCGAAGAGATCCTTCTTTGTCATGTTGATTGAGTTCAACCAATCTTTCAATTCATATGTCATCGTATAATTTGAATGTCGTCAGTTTCAGTCCAGAGTTCTACTTTGTTGCGGAAGCGTCCCTCTTCTTTCAGTCTTTCATATCTCTTGGTTGCTTTCTTCTTCCACCACTTGATGATGTTCTCTAGATAAAACTTTTCCCAGTTCTGACCAGGACGAAGAGTTTCCTGTTCACCAAGAATAACTTCACGTACATTCTCAAACCCATAGTCTGAGATATAAAATCTTTTCTTCTGAGTAAGATTAAATGCCGTAGAGATAACACCGTTGAACTGATTCAACTTATCTTGATCTTGAAGAGAGTTCTTGATGATGGAGATCATCTTTGTCTGTCGCTTCATCTTTTTAGATGATGCTTTGCTGTCAGTCAAAGGTGTGTTGTCATTCAGTCTTGTAAACTCATCATGAAGTTTATGAAACTGTTTATCATGCATCAGAGGGAGGAACTTACTTTCAGTCAGTCCTTTGTACCTCATGAATGGTTTCAGTCCATCATACTGTGAGGCACTCGTAGCAGACCCGTAGAGAGACGTTGTTTCGAATAGAGCAATGTCTTTCTCAAATACTTTGTTGAGAGTCTCACGAGCAAAGTGAGAGCAACACAGGAGTGCCAGCAGTTTGCCACCAAGATAGTTGTATCCAAACGGTTGAGATGGAACGATTACAAATCCCATGGCAGCGTGTCTATTGAAGATAGACAGATTGGGTTGGTGGCCCAACCACAGATTCCTTGGTTTAGAATTGATAGTAGGAGATCCAAAACGAATGAATCCCAATACCTTCTTTGTATTTTTCTCAAAGATCATCCAACGCAACTCCCTTCCAGGAATGTTGGATTCATTATTATGAGAAGAAACTGCTTTCAAAAGATTGACATAGTGCTCCTGTGGAACAGAGTTCTGAAAGCGACTGCCTACAAACTTAATGTCAAATTCCATGTCCTGAGGATGAATATCTTCATTGAAGAACTCATCTTCAAGAGACACCAGAGATGATGAAGATGAAATAACTTCATTCTTCACAAATCTCAGGTAGTCTTCAATATTAGTAAAGTGGGAGAAGTAGTTGATAAACTCATCTGCTGCCCACTGTGCAACTTCTTCGGATACGATCATATAATTAGTTTCTTATCGGGAGTGGTGATACCACCAAACATTTCACAATACTTGTTTTTAACTCCAGGGTCAACCTCAGCGATATAAACAACGTGAGTCTTTGATAATGTGATGTCAGGTGCTTGTTTATCAATCACAGTTGCCCAGGGCATAAATCCTACGCTTTGTGCTTGTGGAAGAGCTACAAGTCCATTCCTTACAGTGATAAATTCAGAAGACTCTTCCACGAGTTCTGCTACCACTTCTTCACCAGTAATAATACGAATAAGTTTTACGTTCATTTGAATTCACACTCCACCATAATTTCGGTCATTGCCGCTAATAGATTTATTTCTTGGTCTGCTACAAATGCTGATTGATACTGATACTTAGCAACAATGAGCACAGCAGCAGCAATGGAAGGACCATCCAGAACTTCATAAAGAGCATCGTAAGCACGACGCAGAAGTACATTAGGATCATTGTCCAGATTAGAAACGATCCACTTACGTACCTCAGGAAAGTTCTTCTCCTTAAGGTTCTTAACAAGGTCATTTACTGCGATGTCTCCGAACGACGCAAGAATCCCTGAATCAATCGCACCACCCACGGAGTATCGTTGACACTCGTTGAGGACTCGTCTCCAGTCTGGGAAGTGCTTGTTGATGAGTTCAACGAGTACTTTGGTTTCGTACTGAACTCCTTCTCCTTCGAGAATTTCTCGAAGTCGAGTGAAGAAACCGTGGGCAATTTTTGGTCGCTCTTTTCCTTTGATTCCGAACTCAACGACGGTACAACGGGAATGGAGGGGTTCGAGGATTTTGTTTTTGTAGTTGCAGGTAAAGATAAATCTGCAGTTACTAGCAAACTCCTCAATAAACGCCCGTAAGCAGAGTTGTACATCATTGGACGTGTTATCCGCTTCATCAATGATGATGACCTTGTGTTTAGCAGTTGATGCAAGTGAGACGGTCGAAGCGAAATTCTTCGCATTGTTTCTGACCGTATCGAGAAAACGTCCCTCATCGGATCCATTGATGACATAATAATCTACCCCAAGTTGGTTACATAGCGCCTTTGCTACTGTAGTTTTACCGATACCGGGAGGGCCCGCTAGTAGCATGTTCGGGATCTCACCCCTATTTAGAAAATCCTGAAACATCTTTTTGGTATCCTCAGGCAAGATACACTCTTCAATAGTCTTAGGTCGATATTTCTCAACCCAGATAAAATCACTCATAATCAAATCCAATCAGGTTTACGCTCAGGAATACGAAGGTAGTTGTCCTTCACCCAAGGTTTAGATGCGATGTACCGCTTGTAAGCGGTGAACGTATCTATTGTATCATCTTTTTTCCATTCATCAGGCATTGCACGGGAAAAGTTTTCTGCCATGCTGCAACAAGTAATTGCTTTGTCTGTTTTGCGATGGAAAATTTTCTTTGCCTCAAACAAAGTTTTGGCACAGGTGTGAATCTTACCATACCTCCTGTGGTACTCATCTGCCAAAGAACATCCATGCTGAATCAACCAAGCAGTATTGTAAATAGACGATCCTGCCCATTTGGTTGATGGATGGTTTCGAAAAGCACCTTTCTCAGTAGCATAAGGAGATCCATTTGCTTTGGGAAGAGTGCCCCAATCATAATACCACTTAGAGTATATGATTGCAAGCATTTGACAAGACTCTAAAGGCATTTTGACAATATGCTTGTCGGGAAGAACCTTTGCCGAAAGGTAAGGATCCTGATGAGTTGCGAATATGTTCATTCAAAAAATTGGGTCAAATATTCTACACCCCATATTAACGTCTCAGAGGGGATGTCGTCAACGTTTTCCTCTAAAATTTCTCTTGCTTTAATAATTCTATCAAACCCACAAGCTCGTGCAGATGCTGCAGAAATTTTCATAAACTCAGCATAAGCATCATCATCACCAAACTTTACTCCCTTAGAATAAAAGTCTCTTGCCTCTCGCATCAACTCTTCAGTTTCTGGGGCAAAAGTGACAGTCTCATTCTTCAAAGGGATTGCCATATTTTTAATAGATGACATGCTAAATTTCATAGCACGTCTTGTTTCTTCAATAGGAAGTTTGTATGATGCATCATCTCTATGTGCATATTGAATAATACCATTGGTACATTCCATAACACGGAGAAGAGCAATTTTATCTAACTCTTCATCGGGAAGAGCATCATAGAGTTTTTGCCAGTCTTTCATAATTAAGTAGTTGCAAGTTTACTAATTCCAATTGCTAGTAAGAATCCCAACATCAAAACAATATCCCAAGATTTTGTTTTTACAAAATAAGGAATGGAAATGGTGTCTGCAATGACATTCATTATCACACCAAAATAAACATTGACGTGGAGAACAACAAAGTAGGCAGCAATCACAGTGATACTACCTACAACTCTCATCCCTGCTAGTGTTTTCATCCAAAGGTAGAATCAGGTTCAAGTGCAATATAGTAAGTCAGATTGAAGTTATTATTAACAAATCGGGCCAACAGTTTCTGAGAGATCACAACCTCGTAGGTGCCAGGGAGAATCTTGATGTTTTCAACTTTGAAGTTAAAGTTGAACTCTTGATCGGTCTCACCAACATTGATGGAATATTCATTAGAAGTATCGTTCTTCTTATCACGAACTACCAGTTTGACCACACCTGCTTCACCAACTGCCACCAGGTCGGGGAGTTGATAGACAGCGGATGCCTTCAGCAAAGACTGCAGTTGAGTGCTGTCAAGATTGAAGCAAACATCTTCTGTGGGAAGTGTGATGGACTTCTCAGGGGGAGAAACGATCACGCTTGGATCAGCAAAGAAATACTTGGTCTTACGATCTTTACCCTCACGAATAATCAGATTAGAGTCATTTGAAAAATCAATCTGTGCATTATCATGAAGAGAAATACCATTCAGGAATTGAACGAGATCATAGATAGCAAAATCTTTTGGAAATTCTTCTTCGATTTCTGCCTCAGCCAGGATGTTCTTCATCACAGACATGGTGCGGAGAGTGTTGCCCTTCTTGAATGCAATCGACTGATTAATAGAAGCAAAGTTCTTCAGCAGGTTGACTGTCTTTTCAGAGAGTTTCATAGGTTCACGGAGTTTCATCATTGTGGATAGGTTTCACGCTTAGCGTTCTTGTCGTTAAAGTGCATGAGAAGAACAGCATAGTGCAGAATCTTCATAATGTCACGTCGGGCAGTGCCTTTCTTATCATAGCGAGAGGCATACTTGAGAATGTTGGATCGGCAGAATGCTTCTCCATCACCACACGCTTCAATCAGATCAAGTGTCTGAATTTTGTCATCACCAGCAGAATAGTGAGCGTTGTATGTGCCAGAGATATATTCGGATAGTTCTTTGAGGATTGTATCCTCATCATATTTGTATCGATTTGGATCTTGATTCATAGAAATAGTTTTCTCAAAAGGACTCTCCCTGTTGGGATCATTACGATCAAAATCATAATAATGTTCTGAGTGTTCTGTCATTACATCATATAGTTGTTTTGAGTGTTCTGTCATTACATCATATAGTAAGGACCAAGCATTAGTCATTATATCACTCAGCAATCAATGTGTCAATGGTATCTTCAGATGGCATTTTAAAATCTACATCAACCTTATCATAGAGTTCCATAAATGCCTGCTTAGTTTCATCATCAAAACGATTCACACAGACTTCAATTGCCTTTGCTTTATTTCCGAAGATGTTATATGCCTTGATGATATGAACCAGGCGACGGGTACTGATGATTTCCTCAATACCACCATCGTAGAAGGTCTTACGAATGATGTCTGCCCAGTCAGCAAGTCGCTTGCAGAAGTTTTCATCTGCACAGAGTTTTCCAAGGATCTTGATTTCAGTAGCAACAGTAGGATACTCCTGCTCAAAGGTCACTGGGAATCGCTCAAGGAATGCTTCGTTGAGCACGTTAGTTCCAATGAATCGTCCGTCGTCTGAACCTTTACCTTTAGTGTTGGCAGTGGCGATGACGTTGAATCCACTTGCAGGATCAACCCGTCGGCCGATTTTCTTAAGGAAAACTCCTTTCCCTTCAAGGATGCTTTGGAGACAGAGAATTTTATTACTGGCAAGGTCGATCTCGTCAAGGAGCAAGATAGCCCCTCGTTCGAGTGCCTCAATGACCGGGCCATTGTGCCAGACGGTGTTACCATCAATAAGGCGGAAACCGCCAATAAGATCATCTTCATCAGTTTCAATAGTAATGTTTACACGGATGAGTTCTCGTCCGAGTTGGGCACAGGCTTGTTCGACAGAAAACGTTTTACCGTTGCCCGAGAGACCCGTGATAAACGTAGGGTAGAATACACGGGACTGAATAATTTTTTTAACATCACTGAAATTGCCAAACTGGACGAAGGAATCATCTTTCTGGGGAATAAGGTTCTGTTCGATTGCAGGCATTGCAGCGGGTGCTTGGAAGTTCTGCTCCAGTTTTTCCTGGACAGTCAGGTTCCACTTACCACGACCAACTTTGAATTGATCGAGTTTTTTAGTTACCGTCTGATAGTTAGTGCCATTCATAGCACACCATGCACGAATCTCGGCACTAGTGACAGACTCACCGTAAGATTCCTGAAGTGAACTGCGGATGTCGTCAATGAGAAGAGACATGATTAGGTGTTTGTTTCAACTGAAGTCAGTATACACCGAAAAGGGCACCCTTGAGGTGCCCCCTGTGACAGTTTAAGGATTGGCCAGATAATCTTGTAATTCCTGTACTAATCTTTTTTTACTGTGTCTTCTGTCTAACTCAATACCAACCGTTCTGCCGTATGCTTCCAATTCCTTTTTATCCATATCATGGAGAGACACATCACTTTCATATGTTTCAGCAACCTCTTCTTCGATTACTTCAGCATACTCAGTTGTATCCTCACCAAGGTCAGGTCTTTCTGTAACTTCTACTACAGGTTCTGGAATGGGAGCAGGAGTAGGTTCAGGGGCAGGACTTGCCTTTCCTCTAACTAAATCTCCAAATTTAGACATGGGTTCAATTTTTAAGACTGTGAAATTATTTATCAAGCAATCAGTTCAATAAATTCACCCAATACTTTTTTGTTCATCTTTTTACTACGAAGACTCTTCACAAAGGCACTCTTAATTTGAGACTTAGTTGCGTCTTCCTTTACATCAAACTCTGAATCTTGATTCATAGCAGTAGCAGAAATACCAAAGTATTTGTGATATCCAGAATTTTTAATTACCAGAGACTTGGTTTTTCTCCACTTTGCATGAACTTCAGTATACTCACGAGCATCAAAATACAGACGCATGAATGAAGAAGCATCACGAGGAGCAAGAACTCGAATGCCAATAAAATTGACTGAGGGGAAAGTGCTACGAAGATCTTTCAGTAAAATATTGCTAATGTCATACCAAGGCACATCAAGACTATATGTATTACCAGTTTTACGATTACGAATGTAAGCATTGTGGCCAAGAGAATTCACGCCAATGTAATCCTCTTCACTATGGGAGAATCTACCTCCAAGAAACAATTTATGGTAACGCAAAGGAGGTGCTTCACCATCAGTCAGAATCACACACTGAACCTTCTCAACATTATTTTCTTTTTTGAAAGTGGGAATAATTTTATGAAGTGAAACCAAAGTTTCATTCAAAGGAGTTCCGGAAAGTCCAAGTCCAACAGGACAAGGAAATATTGAATTCCAAGCAGACTTGAAATAGTTCGCAAGTCTGAAAATATTTTTCATTTGATTTTCAAGATCTCTACCTTTAGTTTTGTGGGTAAACATATTGAGCAGAGAAAATGTTGGAGGAATAACCACCACACCATCTCTCTTTTCATAGCAGAGATTCATCCCTTGACGAGGGTATTCATTTGTAAAAGCATACACCTCAAATGGAATACTGACTTTCTTACAGAACCAGATAAGATTGAATAACTGCTTACAAGTATCAACCATAACGTCTGCCATAGAACCAGACCAATCAAGAATAAAAATCAAACCATGATTCTTTCCATCTGGTAAGATAGTTACTTTCTTGAAAAGATCTTCGTTGTATTTGTAAGTGTGCAGTTTGGATGTATCAAGAATACCAGTACGAGCAGTATTTGCACGAGCATAAGCACTTGCAGACTTTTTACACTCAAACTCTTTTACAAGGTAATTGACTTCTTTCTGTGCAGACTTTTTGAACTTCTCAAACTCAGTATCAGAATATTCAAAGTATTCTTGACCATAGTCTTCCCACTGTTCACGACAAGCATTGTGAATTTCTTCGTTATCGACAATGATATCTGAAAGGTTCACATCAGGAAGTTCTGCGTAGACATTCTCTATACCATTCATATCCACCAGGTCCTTGAGTCTCTCCTCAAGTGACTCCATGGTCTTTACTTCAGGATTGAATGTTTCACCACCCATATTAATTTTTTTCTTTTCTACTTCCTCCTCTAGAAATTCTTCAACTTGTTCTGAGGAGTTATCCTCTGGTTTTTCAGGCTCTTCCTCGTTTTCAATTTGCTGCCCAGGTTGTTCGTTATCGATACTTTGACTTTCATCAGAGTTCGAGGTATCTTTTTGATTCTCATGAGAATCAAATTGAATTTTAGTTTCTTTCTCTTGCTGCTCTTTACAATATTTGTACAATTCTTCAGAAACTTTCAGAACATCATCGAATGTTTCGGCATCGGCAACCTTTTTGACGAGATTACTTTCTTCTAAGTTTTCAAATACAATATCAACAAAACTACCAATCTTGAAGTAAAGATTGATACGGTCAGCAAGACTGAATGTAGAGATGTCTTCATCTTCAAGTTTGAAGAAATCATCTCTAGAGAGTTGATCATATCCTCTGTAAAAAGTTTTTGACAAACCAGGATATCGACGCTTCATCATCTTTTCAATACGAGCATCCTCAACCACGTTTACAAACTGAGGTGGGATCTGAACTTTAAGTGTCCAATCCTCATCAGGAGTGTAGAGAGCATGACCAACTTCATGTCCAACCAGCATATCGTAAACAACACTGCTTGCTTTCTCCCACATAGGAAGAGTCAGAACACGAGTGTGAACATTGAAGCAAGCGGTCTCTACTTTCTTATGCTCAACCACCAGGTCCTCGGTAGCAAGCAGTTTGGCAAGTTGAGACTTGATTTCGTGGTTGACTGCCATTGGTTTTGTTCGAATGAACCTAGTATACAAAAGAACCCCGCTTTTTGGGCGGGGTCATGTGACACTTTTTAAAGTGGCTCAATGCTGCACGTCGTGCTCGCATCGCTTGTGGTTTGAGTTTTCGTTTTTGCTCCTTCTTGGAGTGGTGTTGCCAGTTTGGAATTTTCACGACCTTTAAGATTTACAATCCTTTTTATTTTAGCAGACTCTTGCCTCAATCCGCAACGTTTTCCTCACGTTTTGCTCTGTCTCTCATCAGTTGAATCAGTTTGCTGTCACCAGGAGCATCACCTGGTCTTTTCTTCAGATTCTCTCTTCTTTTCTTCTCAAACTCATGTCTTTTCTTCGGTCCAAGTCTCCTATTGGGAATTGGTTTACCGGTGATACCAATCTCAGTTTCTCTTCTCTCTTCATCCAGACCATGATCTTTTGCACCTTTTGACATTCTATCAGCAATGGTTCTCTTTAGTGCTTTTTGTCTCTCACCTTTAGGATTTGCTCTTGCTGCTGCCGCTGCTTTACGCTCTGCATCTGAACCAATCAGAGCATCAATGCCTGCCTTTGCTTTATCATCACGGCGCTCTTGTGCTGCTCTCTTTCTGTCTTCTCTTGCTTGACGCTTTTGCGCTTCCGCCTTAGAGATTTTACCCCTCTGGATCGCCTTGCCACGAGGAGTTGCTTCAGATATAAAATCAGCAAAAGATTTCATTAGACTTTTTTTCTTTTATTTATCTACCCTCTTACTAAAACCCTTTACTTTATCAAACTTGATCAGATTGTCAAACTTGTCGATGAGTTCATCAGTCTTGTGTGAGATAACAAATACATTTGCGTCACTCACGACATACTTAATAATTTTTGTGAAATACTCCGTACCAAATCCATCGAGTGAACTATCAAAGATCTCATCCAGAATCAAGAGATTGGTGCTTGCAGAGTTTTTCATCTTTGCAATCTCTCGCCAGGTGAAGAGGAGAGACAAGTCAATTCTCATCTTCTCCCCCTCACTGAATGATTCATAACTAAAATCTTCGTGGATGGGGGACTTCACCGTCTCTTTGAATTCTTCATCCAGAGAGAAGTTAATATAGAAGTCCATCAACTGAAGATATTTGTTGATCTGCTGATTCATAAGAGGCAGATATCTCTTAATA